GTATCGACAATTGCCGGATACAATCAGCTTTTCTCCGGCGTTCCAGGCACGCTGAGTGTAAATAGTGTGACGACTCCAGAGATTCCTCCGGGTGGTGACGAACAGCTATATTCCTTGACCGGTGGTGGCAAACTGGCTCAGTTAACGGGATCTATTTATGTTTACACACCTTTTACAGCAAACAATGGGTATTTCTGGGCTGGTGGATTTTTATTTCAATGGGGTGTGAAATTTTCTCCTGGTGCTACAGGTAATGTTCTTTTCTCATCTCCCAATATTAATTTTCCGACTGCTTGCTATATGGTTCAAATAACGGCCGACAGAGGTGGAACAACTTCTGCACAACAAACGTCCTTAAATGGCCCTCCTCTTAAAACTGGATTTTCTTATACGGGTAGTGGTGCAGGACCTAATGCTATCTATTGGTTGGCCATAGGTAACTAAATGACCGGATTTCATCAAGTATTGATTGGAGGATATCCTAGCGGCGGTCTTACCCAGGATAAGAAACCCGCTTTACTTGCTGATGAAGCTTATTCTGACCTAGAAAATGCTTATGTATGGCGTGAAAGAACGAAGAAAAGAGATGGCGAAGTCCCCATGGGTCGATTATCTCGCGTCTTTTCCAGTGCTTCGATCGGAAACAGCTCGGCGTCTCCTTGGACTTTCAACCTATACTATTTCAGCACCGGTGTCAGAGGAGCAGTTACCGCCATTACTAATGCCAATCCTGGGCAGGTAACGAGCCCACATCACGGATTGAGCAATGGTATGCAGGTGACGTTCAATGGTGTTGGTGGCACTATACAGTTAAACGGGAATACCTACACGGTGACGGTTGTAGATCCCAATAACTTCACTATTGGCGTCGATACTACCGCTGACGGTGTTTATACCTCTGGGGGGATTTGGGTAAACCAACCAAATGCAGAGATCGCTCCAGGTTCTGTTGTTATCGTCATGGGTGGTGTGACATTTACTGATCAAGGAAACGGGACCTTAACCAGTATCACGCCTGGTAACTCTGGTGTCATTAACTATGTTTCTGGTCAAATCACGCTCACTACAACAGTCGCCGGTGGTACTGCCGCAACAGCTTCATTTAGCTACTACCCATCGCTTCCTGTTATGGGAATATTAAAAAGAGACGTCGCGACTTTAGGAATTGATTCGACGGTGTTTTTTGATACTACATACGCTTATCAGTACATCAATGGGTTTCAACAATTAGGAACAGCCACATGGACAGGAACAAATACGGACTTCTTCTGGGCTGCTAACTACCAGGGAGCCACGGCAGATTTAAGATATTTATTCGTCACAAACGACAATATCCTTTTGAGTGGTCCAGGATCACCTTCCTACGATCCAATTCGATACTACAACAACTCCACCTGGGTAGACTTCCAGCCGTTAATTTCTGCCAAACCTCCCGGGTCCATGATGGCTACCGTCACCCTTTGGCAGGCTCTTATTTTAATTCCTTACTATGGCCGTTTACTTGCTCTTAACACCTGGGAAGGGTTGTCGGCAAGCACCTACACAGGTGCAACGAATTTCTTTGCTAGAGCCAGATTTAGCCAACTTGGAGATCCAACAGATCAAACCCTTGGATGGCGAACAGATATTTTTGGTAGAGGAGGTTTTATAGATGCTCCTACGAACGAAGCTATTGTTAGTGCAGCGTTCTTCAGAAATACATTGATCGTGTTTTTCGAATATTCCACTTGGCAATTGAGATACATAGGTGAGTATGGAATTCCATTCATTTGGGAGCGAGTTTCTTCCGATTTTGGCGCCGTTAGTACTTATAGTTCTGTTGTATTTGATCAGGGTGTAATGGCCGTTAGTGACAGAGGAATTATCCAGGCAGCGGCAAACGGTGTCACGCGTTTAGATGAACAAATTCCTGAACAGGTATTCAGTTTCGAGATTCAAAATAAGGCGCCTAACTTCGTTCATGGAATCAGAGATTTCGAAAAAGAATTAGTCTATTGGAATTATTTGGACACTAGCAACTCCTCAACCACTCAGGCATATCCTAATACTGTTCTTCTCTTCAACTATCGCAACAACACCTGGGCTAAATTTCGCGATACCATTACCTGTTTTGGGATTTCCCAGTTTCAGTTCGGGGTTACCTGGGATAGTTTAACCACGTTATGGGAAAGTAATGTCTCTTGGGATAGTGTCGATGACCAGCAGTACGTCGATTATGTCACCTTGGGAACGCAGCAGGGATTCATAAATATCTATCAGAATTTTGATGCTGCAACTCCCCAGGGATCGAACACGCTATACGCTAATACCATGGCTATCACAGCCGTTACGTTTTCTCCTGGAAATCCTACTCTCTTCACAATCCCAAGTCACAATTTTACCAATGGAGAAATCATTTACATAACAGGAGCTTTGTGGAGCGGAATTGATCCTGGAATAAACAATCAAATCTATTCTGTAACTATAGCTGAAACTGGTATGCCAGCGATGCCAGATCCCAATGTCGTTCAATTGGGTATCTGGAATGGGGAAAACTATGATACCGTCGAGATCACTTCTAGCGCCACTTACCTAGGTGGAGGCCGCGTAACGCTGTTTCCTAAGATGAACATCCAAGGGAAGGACTTTAATCCGTTTCAAAGCAATGGAAAGCAATTCAAGCTTTCCTTTATCGACTTCCAAATGGATGCCAATCTTCTTTCTCCCGCAATTGCTGCGACTACGATTCAGCTCTTTGTCAATTCCTACCTTGGAGAGCAAGCGAATCTCCTAGCCACAAACATGGAGCTTATTAATTCATCACAAGGCTGCGGATTCATTATCGGAGCAACGAAATCTAACCCATGTCAAATCACGAGCCCAGGCCATAGTCTGATCACAGGAACTTTGATTTACATTGCCAATGTCAAGGGCATGACGCAGCTGAATGCCGCCATTTACTCCATAACCGTGGTCGATTCGAACAATTTCACTCTGGACAATACGGATTCTACTGGATTCAGTACATATACGTCTGGAGGAATTTGGAATACATCGCCGATCAATGGCCAAACGTACATTCCTGGGTCAGAGTATGCATGGTATCGATTCTATAGCACACAATTTGGCCAATATCTGCGTATAGGTATAACATATGACGATGACCTTATGAATCAGCTAGCTACGCATCAATCCCCCATGGAGCTGAACGCGATGAATATCTGGTTTAGAGAAGGCGGGAGATTGATCAACTGATGGAAAGACGCACTATTAAAATCACCTTCAGCAGTCAAACGGATTTCAGAAAACGGATTGCTGGATTATGGCAAGATCAAAAAAAAGATGAGGTGTATGAGTTCACTTTTCCAGATGAAGAAACTGAAAAATAGTTTGAAGATCTCATGGATGGAGCCAACCCTGTGAAGATGGATTAATGAACTCTAGCGACAATCCCCTCAACACAAATCAGCTTCCAATATCTCTGGATATAAATCCTCAGGAAAGGGATTTCGAAAATATTCTATTGCTTTACCTGCGCCGGGTAGCCAATGCGGTGAATACGAAGGAAAGTGGCCTCTTTCTGCTCCAGGAAAATGCAAGTTTTGAGCAATGGTATCAGACGACTAACCCTGGGCAAAATAGGAATGGCTATAGGATTACAGCCGACCTGGTAAACCTAAATGGGGGAAATATTCCGACGGGAACGACGAGTCTTGTTTTAACCTCATCCACCCAGCCTACGAACATTTTTGGCTATCTTTATCCAGTACAAGGTTTTGGCGGTGCTCTTGACTCGGTCGGACTGTCGTACTTTTTAAACGATCCATCGATTTATGTCCGTTACAACAGCTCGACAAATACAATTATTATCCAAAACAATTCGGGTAACGCTTTGACCTGGTGCGTCTGGGTTATGGAATATTTAAAAAACTAGGTGAATTATGAAAGTCAGTGATTTTCTTTTCGGAAGTCCCGATAAGTTAAAAAAGATTCCGACAGGCACTCCAGAAATGCAGGGCTTGCATAACAGCATTATCGGCCAAGCCATGGGCATGCAGCAGCAAGGGGGAGGGTATGACCTGGCTCAGAACTACTTCAACAACTTTTTAGGTGGCAATCAACAGCAATCTCTCGATCAATTTTCTTCTCCCTATTTTCAGCAGTTTGAAGAGCAGATATTGCCGCGTATTATGGAACGATTCGGAGGCATGGGAGCGTTGTCATCAAGCGGTCTTGGGCAGGCTATAGGGGGAGCAGGCGCCGGGTTGCAAGCACAACTTGCTCAACTGTTTTCCGAACTTCAAGGTCAAGCAGCTAACCAACAATACAATCAATATAATCAGCTGACCCATACAGGTCTCAATTACCAGCCCTTTGCCTATAATAAGCAACAAGGTTCCAGCGGCTTCTTAGGTAATTTATTAGGCGGCATCGGAACATCTATGGGTGGCCCAATTGGAGGACTTCTCGGTCAGGGGCTTTCATCAGGCATCAGCAGCCTGTTCAAACGTAGCGGA